GGTGACACATTACAATTTAAATACAAAAGTACAGCAGGTAACTCACAGCAATATACATCAAGCCTTGTAGTTTCAATAGGGTATGTATTATCAACAACAGAAACTTTATTACAAACATTAAGAGGTGAACTTGGGCAATGGGACTTCCTAAAAGGAATAATGACTATGTTTAACTTAGTGACATTAGTAGATCCTGACAACCCTAACAATTTATTAATAGAAACATATCAAGATGTCTTTATTGCTAATCAATACGCAGGGGGTGCATCAGCAGGAACCACATTAGCTTCAAGGGGTATTACTTATGATTGGACAGATAAGATAGATGTATCTCAAATGAAATTAGAGCCTTTAACAGATTTAAACAAAAAGACTATTTTTAAATTTGTAGAAGATGATGATGACTTTTGTTTTACAAGATATAAAGAACAAGTTGGCGGTCATTTATATGGAAGTAAAGAATGGGATGCTTCAACAAACTTTAACGGACAGAAAACAGTTTTAACAGGTGAAGATGAAATAGTAGCAGAACCTTTTGCAGCTACAGTATGCGCTCCTTTAATGCCACAATATTCAGATTTTATAATACCAAAAATGTATACAAAAAATGATGAAGGAAGTGAAGGTTTTGACAACAGCCCTAGAATTATGTACAACAATTTAAGGCACGATCTAGTAAGTTGTGTATATACTGTTCCTAAACAGAATGGAGTTTTAGGTGATGCAGCTGAAGACCAATACTTACGCTTTAGTCATTTAACTGACGTACCTACAAACGTAGGTTCTACAGATTTCAATTTTGGTGAATGTCAATTAGCGCAAGGTCTTGGTAATTCACCAACAAGTAATATGTTTAACACTTTTTGGCTACCATATTACTCAGAGCTTTACAATGCAAATACTAGAACTATGACAATAAAAGTAGCATTAAATGCAGGGGACATAGCGACTTTTAAGTTTAACGATAAAGTTATGATTAAAAACAGAGAATTTAGAGTTAATAAAATAGATTACAAACCGAACGACTTAGCAACCGTTGAATTTATACTAATAGGATAATGGGAAAGTTCAGACCACTAAATAACATAAAAGGATTTTCAGTACAGCCTTTCTCAGTTTCTACTCTTGGTGTTGTAACCTTTACAGATAATAATAGAGATTCAGGTGGAGCATTAAATGAGGTTACACCTAACCAATTACAATGTGAGGCTTATGGGTACACTTATGATAAGGCTACAGGAACTTGTACTACATTTAGATATAATACAGGGCTGAATAGGGTTTTTGATAACTTAGATAACAATATAAGTGGCGAAGGGAATGATACACGAACAGGAACTACTAACACCTATATTATGGGTGAAAACAATACTGTTGCAGGGTTTTCTAGGAATAATATTATAGTAGGGAATCAAAATGAAATATCTAATGGCATAAGCAACTCAGCAGTTTTAGGTGTTAATGCTAAAGCAACTACACAAGCTGAATTTGCAATTGGTGGTGGTATTGGTTCTGTTTCAGATAGTACAGACGCAGCTACTTTTATAAGCAGAAGAAAGACTTCAGTAATAGAATTAACAGGTGTTACAATTGATAATACAGCAACTAACTTAACAGTTCAAGGTGATGGTAGTTTTATTAATGTAGAAAAGAATAGTATTATTGGCTATGATATTTACATTACTAGACTAGAGCTAGGTGGTAGCTCAGGAGTTGTAGGCAATTACTCATATAGAAATATCAGGGGTGCAGTAAAAATAGACAATAGTCTTACTATGAGCTTTGTAGTAGGATTCAGTAGAAATATAGCTAAGATAGGACAGAACGGAACTACTATTATGGCAGACAGCACAACAGGTGGTGTACCATCAATATCAGTTAATGTACAAGACAGAAATAACATACATAATCTTTGGAGTGCTTCAGTTACTTTACACGAAGTAGTATCCACAACAACATTTTAATTATGGCAGAAGAACTAGTAATGAACGTAAAAAGTAACATAAAAGGTGTTACACAAGAAACTAAAGATTGGAACAAGAGCTTAGATAATGTAAATGAGTCAATTATAATACAAAACAAAGTCATTACAGATTTAGAAAAAGACTTAATAAAACTCAAAGCCCAACAAGATGCTATTCCAAAAGGAGCTTTCTTTGCAGGTATGGGAGACTTAAATAAAAAAATAAAAGAAACATCTTCAGAATTAAAATTAGAAAAACTAGCATTAAAAGAACTAAACAATGAACAAAAAGAAGCTCGTTCAGAAGTAAAAAAATTAACAAAGGCTCAGAAAGAACAAAACGTTACTGCTAATGATACTATTGGTAACTTTCAAGTTATGGGAGTTTCTTTAAATGGCATTAAAAAATCTATTGGAAATATCATTCCATTAATAAAATTAATGTTCAAATCCTTTACAGCAGGATTATTATCAACAGGCTTAGGTGCTTTTGTGGTTGCTTTTGGTTCTTTAGTAACTTATGTAACTTCTACAAAAGCAGGGATGGATAAGTTAAATGTAGTTCTTGCAAGCTTAAGTGCTAAATTCAATGTTCTTAAAGACAGATTTTCAACTTTTGGTGAAGCTGTTTCAATATTAGTCACAAAAGGTTTTAAAGGTTTTGCAGAAGCAGCAAAAGTATTAGAAGGAAACTTGTCGGGTATTGGTAGTGAAATGGAACGAGAAGCAGCTGCTGCAAGGCAATTAGCCTTAGACACTCAGGCTTTAAGAGATGCTGATAATGAGTTTATGATACAAAAAGCTCTTACAAGAAAAGAAATTGAAAAAGCTAGATTGTTATCTGAAGATGAGTCTAAGTCAGCTCAAGAAAGATTAGCATCATTGTCACTAGCTTTAGATCTAGAACAAAAGACTACAGACAAAGAGCTAGAGTTGGCAAGAGAACGAATGCGAATATTCAAAGAAGACATGGAATTGAATAAGCATAAAGCTGTAGATGAGCAAAAACTTGCAGAACTTACTACTGCCATAACAACTAAAGAGATTGCTTCATTAAGACTTCGGAAAAGAGTAATGACCGAAATTAATGAAATGCAAAACAAAATCAATGCAGAAAGAGAATCAGAAATGACTGTACTTGAAAAAATGCCTGCTCTTACTACAGAAATTAATGATACACTAGAACTAGCAAATAACAAGTATTTAGATAGTTATTTAACTCATAATGACTCAATCAAAAAAAGTGATGACGCAGTATTACAAAACAAATTAAGGGTTACACACGCAATAGGCGGGGCAGTTGGGGCTTTAAGCGGATTGTTAGAGGAAGGTTCGTCAGCAGCAAAAGCAGCAGCATTAGCAGAGATAGCAATAAATACAGGTGTAGGCTTAGTTCAGGGATTGGACATAGCTCAAAAGTCAGCGGCAGCAACAGGTCCGGCAGCAGCACTAGCTTTTCCATTGTTCTATGCTTCACAAGTAGCAGCAGTATTAGGTGCAGCATCACAAGCAAAACAAATATTAGGCGCAGGAGGTGGCGGAGTAACTCCACCATCAACACAAAACCCAACAGCACAAACCCCTGCACCTCAAATGATGTCAGGATCTTTTGACTTAACAGGTGGAGTAGCACCTGAACCTACTCGTGCTTTTGTTGTAACAGACGAAATGACTAATAGTCAGAACCAATTAGCTAACATAAGACGTAGAGCTACAATTTAAAAATCAAATAATTATTAATTAAATCTATTATATATTATGCCTTGCGAAGAATGCGAAAACGGAAAAGTGAAATGGGGAAAGACAGGAGATTGTCAATATGACTCCATGGCTGAGTGTGAAGCAGCTAACAAAGATTATTACGAGAAAACTACATCTATTGTAGAGCTTGTAATTGATAACGATTCACAAGAACTAGCAATTGATGCTATCTCTTTAGTGTCAGCACCTGCTATTGAGCAAGACTTTGTTTATTTTAATAAGTCTAAGAATAACTTGACTTTTGCTAAAGTAGACGAAGACAAAAGAATTATAGTCAGTCCTGCTCTTATTCCTAACAAGCAGATATTTAGATATGATGCAAATACTGACTCAGAATATTATGTGTACTTTAGTCCTGAAACTGTTAGAAAGGCTTCAGAACTTTACTTGAAACATAATAATCATCATAAAGCTACCTATGAACACCAAGACAGAGTATCAGGTGTTTTAACTGTTGAGTCTTGGATAAAAGAAGGTGATATGGATAAGTCTAAATTATACGGCTTTGATTTACCAAACGGAACTTGGTTTGTTAAAATGAAAATTGAGAATGACGACTTATGGTCAAAGATAAAAGATGGATCATTGAAAGGATTGAGTATTGAGGGTTACTTTACAGACAAGATGGAAAAGATGTCTGAAAAAGCACCAACTAACGAAGAGATCCTAAAAGCTCTTAATGAAATAATTACAAAATCAAATAATTAACTAAATTTTCTATTATATAAAAAAAGAACACTATGGATTTAAAAGAACAAATATTAGTAGCACTTGGTCTGAATAAAGACGAAGAAGTTAAATTGGCTTGGCAAGCGAAAAGCGAAGATGGTACAATCTTTGTATCTACTGCTGAAGAGCTAGAAGCAGGGGTGGACATCTCAGTATTAACAGAAGACGGAACGACTATCCTACTTCCTGTAGGTACGTACAAGACAGATACAGGTGTATCTTTCAGAGTAGAAGATGAAGGTATCGTTAGTGAAGTTATCGAGTCAGAATCAGAAGAAGAAGTTGAAGCTGACTATGAAGAAAAAGAAGAAATGGCAGAAGAAACAGTTTTAGCTGATGAAGATGATGATAGAAAAGAAGAAGCTGATGTTGCTGATTGGAAGGGTATGGAGAAACGTATTCAGAACTTAGAAGATGCAGTATCAGATCTTAAAAAAGAAATTGGTGAAACAGGTGATGTTGAAGAAATGTCAGAAGAAACTGAAGAGCCTTCTACAAATCCAAAATCTATAAAGACTACAGAAGTAGTTGAATTTTCAGCAGAAGAGGTTGAAGCAATAAAAGCTGAGAACGAAAAACTGAAAACGGAACTAGCAGAAAGTCCTGCTGATGCTCCAATTAACACAAATAAATTTAGTGCAGAAAGACCTGCATTAAGTAGAAAAGAATACAATAGACTTTCTAAACAAGAAAGATTTATCTATAATTTAAATAAATAATAATTAAATAATTAAAAAAAATGGCGTTTACTACAACATCAAACTTTGCAGGTAAGGCAGCAGGATTCTACATCTCAGCTGCTTTAAAAGAAGCAAAATCATTAGACTTCTTAACTATGATTGAAAACATCAAGTTCAAGTCTAACATACAAAGAATGGCAGGTTCAGGAGTAGTTGCTGATGCTACTTGTGACTTTACTGACGCAGGTACTTTAGCACTTACTGAAAAAGTATTAGAACCTAAAAATTTACAAATCAACTTAGATCTTTGTAAGTCTACATTACTAGATTCTTGGGAAGCATTACAAATGAGAGCAGGAGCAGGAGCACCACCACCTGCATCTTTTGATGACTATGTTATCTCTTATATGGGAGAAATTATAGCACAAGCTACTGAAGAATCAATTTGGGAAGGAACTGCTGTAGCAGGGAAATTCAATGGTTTCTTAGGAGCAGCAACAGGTCTTTTATTACCGGGAGTTGATGCAACAGTTATCCAATCATCAGCTTCAGCTGCATATGTAGCAGGTAACATTATTGCAAACTTACAAACTTTAACTTCTGATATGGCTTCTAACATTTCTGCTGTATTAAGAAAAGAAGACTTGCATATTTATATGAGTCCAAAAACTTACGCTTTATATGTATCAGCAGTATCTACTTTAGGGTATGTTAATGCTTATAATATGAATGGTGACTATGAGCCTGTATTCGAAGGATACAAAATTGCAGTTTGTCCGGGTATGGCTGACAATCAATTAGTAGCAGCAGAGAAATCTAACTTATTCTATGGTACTGATTTGCTTTCAGATGCTACAAGAATTACTTTGATGGACATGGCTGCTTTAGATGGAAGTGACAATATGAGATTAGTTGCTCGTTACTCAGGAGGTGTTCAAACAGGAGTAGGAGCTGATATCGTAAGACAATCATAAATAATATAAAGACGGAGGGTGTCAAAGCCCTCCAACTTTTAACCCTTAAAAATAAAATACAATGGCATGTACAGCTTTAACAAAAGGACGAGGACTCGACTGTAATAGAATTTCAGGGGGTGTGAGAAAAATATTTTTCTCTGTTTATGATTCAAATGTTTCTTTTACTTATGACGCAACACACCCTTTAGAAATTGACGCAATAGATTGGAATGGGAGCACTATTTTTGAATACGTAACACCTCTTGGTGTGGCTAGTGTTACAGACACTATTACAGGTTCAACAGAAAACGGTACTATTTTCTACACTCCAACTGTCAATATTATACTTAACAGACTGACTAAAGAGGATCAAAATGAAATTAAATTGTTAGGAAAAAGCAAGGTGAGAATTTTTGCTCAATTAAATCAACAACTAGCTAATGGACACGATGTGTTTATTGCATTAGGTATGTCTAATGGTATGGAATTAAATACAGGAACTATGGATAGTGGTGCTGCTTTCGGAGATAGAAATGGCTACACATTAACCTTCAGTGGACTTGAGCCATTACCATTTGCAATGTTAGAAGATTATACTACAAACCCTTGGGATCAAAGTGGTTTTATTAATGAAGCAGGAACATTCCCAACAACTTCATAACATAATTAGTAGTTTTCATATATTTCTTAGATCAGAGCGGCTTAATTGTCGCTCTTTTCTTTTACAAGCCAAATAGAATCAAAGTTTTTCTATTATATAGTAATGATACAAGCAATTACAGAAACTAGCTTTAAAGCCTATATATCAACAGAAGATAATCGTATAAATACTTCAGTTGTTAAAACTCAGATAAGATACTTGTTTAAGTTTATAAATGACATGGATGGTTCTGTACAGTATTCTTATGGTGTAATTAGTAATTTTGAAGACAGATACACTGAGGTTGATTTTACATATAATGCATCACCTGATTTATATGCAGGGCAAACTAAGTTAATTCCATCAGGACATTATAAATACGAAGTCTATGAAGTAAGTTGGATTGGAACAGTAGTAGTAGCTTTAAATACAGCACCTGCTTCAGAAACAGATATACTTCCTGTGGCTAATACTAATGGTATAGTTCAGGGAA